GTGTGGCTCCGGTGTTTTTTATTTCCCCCTACACGTTTTCATAGGTTTTTTTGTTTTCCTTTTTTTTTATTCTTTTTTGTATTATTTTTTTTCGCGTTCCGTTTTTGTTTGTTTTTTTTGTGTTGTTTTGTTTTGTGTTTTCGACACGCCGTGGGGTGTTGTGTTTTTGTGTTTTGTGTTGTGGTGTGGTATATTTGTTTTAGTTGCAAGGTGCGATGGTTGTTTGGTTAGGTTAGGTGGTTATGATGCATAAAGTGTATAGTGTTAATATTGAGACCAAGGAGTCGGTTATCGTTTTTGAGCTTGATACACCTATTACCATGGGTATTTTGTCGAATATTATTGATAATAATTATTCGAGTTCTTCTGAAATTATTGCTATTGATATTTATGCTCATGTGGTTTCGGATGTTGAGTAGTGATGGCGATTGAAAGAGGTGGTTATGATGGATTTGCGTGGGCTTGCTTATATTGGTCATGTTGAAATTGTTGAGACTGATCAGGGCGTTACTAATACGAATGTCGATTATACGTCTTTTAGTCTGTCTCATTTTGTGAAGAGTCGTGATGTCCAGCGGGTTGTTGGTGAGTTGACTTTGTATGATAACGGTAATGCTGTGTATCAGCCGAGGGCTGTTGGTTCGGCTACTCAGACGGATGTTAATATTGTTGCGAATTTTGTGCTCATGGTTGTGAAGTCTAATAATTTGTCGTTAAAGGTATGGTGATTGATATGCTGGGTTTTCTTACGTTACTGTGTTGTATTGCGTTTGCTGTTGGTGTTGAATACATAAGGAGCAATATATAATGTTTGAGTTTCTACGCGCTTGGTGTGCTGATAGGTTCATTCGATATAATCCTAATGGGGCTGAACACTATTTTGCGGAGGGGTATTATCGCGGCTGGCTTGATTTGAAGACCGGCCAAGAGGGACGCCCTGATGGCCTCGATATGTATGATGTCCCTCAGTGTTATCATGGTGATTATGCTCGGGGGTATCAGGATGGTTTCGCTGATGGTGTTGAAAATGTTGGTGAAGATGAAAGTCGGCTATTGGAGAATGTGTACGGTATTCCCGATTTTTAGGAAAGGTGATGTATTATGTCGCAACCTTGGCATGTAAAACAGCGTGACAGATATAAGAATGCGCAGAGTTATATACCGGTGAGAGATCGCAGAGTTTTTGACGATGATCCTATGCATGGTCGTAAACGTGTCGCCATGCTTTTTAGGGGTAAGACGAAACAGCTTTCGCTTCGCAAATTCCGCAAGGGGGTTCCTTGGGAAATGTTTTGCCGTGGCTGTATGATGCTGGACGAACTCTACTCACATGGTGGCAGTCAAATTGCTTTTCGTGATAGTGTGATAGAAATGGCTCATATTTGCGCTAATTTGTCGGAGCATCCTACGCGACTTGAGGTGCTTAATAGTGCCTTGGATGTCGAAGAGATAACAGGAACGATATATCGTCCGTTTATGATAGGCTGGATGGCATTGGTTTATCTTGTTGGGGGGGATGCGTTCGATGTGCAACATATGTTCCCTGACCATCCGGAATTAGAGTATATGGTTTCGAGATGTTTCTTAAGTTTTGACAGACTCGACAACACTGTGTATACTGATGCATGGGTGTTCGGTTTGTACACTAATAAACAATTTAAGGATTGGTGATTATTATGGCAGAAAAAATTAAGGGCGGAACGGTAGTTCGCACTCACCATTATGTGGTGGCTAAGGGCGTCGGAATGACCCCGGACGGCGATATGCTCGAACAGGAACATGTCATTGATGGTAAACATGAGGACGTGGAATATTTGAAGCGTAAGGCGCGCCGCGAATGGCCTGATTTTCTTCCCCGCGAGTTTTCGTGGCATAAGCAACGTGCTGAAATGTCTGAGAAAGATTTTTACGGCATGGCAAAGTTTGGCGATGATGAGGAGTATGTGCCTAAGCGCGTATCCGAAGCATCGTCCGAAGTAGAAGAATAATAAACAAACAAATAGATAGGTATAGGTGAATATTATGGTTAACGAAATTGCAACCGTGAATGCGACTACTGGAGAAATTGAAGAAATTGAGAGCCGTCCCGTGTCCCAGTTGGTGAACACGCTGAGTCCGAAGACGTTTGAGGAGCGCAAGGCCGTGTTTAACGCGGTCAATAACGCGCAGTCTTTGGATGATATGAAAGATAAGCCGATCAAGATTACCGGCGTGGCGCAGACTCACAGCGTCCGAGTTGATCGCAATACCGGCGAGGAAGTGCCATGCATCGGCACTACGCTGGTAGGTGCTGACGGCACGGGCTACTACTCGCAGTCAGCCGGTATTGCTCGGTCTGCCTATAATCTTGTGGCCGCGTTCGGCTCGAATTGGCCGGAGCCATTGACCGTACATGTTAAGGCGACCACGCTAGCATCGAAGAACACGCTGAAGACGCTTGTCCTTGACTAGTGTGCTATACTAGTGGTGGTTGGCAGTCTATGCTAGCCATCACCTAACCCAGTGGGGCCGTGTCGTATACCGTCAATACGATGCGGCCCCACTGTTTATATCAGTAAGGCGGGGGATTATATGGCATCACGGGCCGTGCGTAGGGCACGAAAACAGCATGTAGCGACACTAAGTGCACAGGCGCATAAGAGTGAAGCGCAACGAAATATTACATCATTGAATCAAGTTGACCCGAGTAAGCTTGATAGGCTTACCGTGCCGCAACTACGCCAAGCGGCTCAACTATACGGAGCAAAACAGGAGGCGCGAAAAGCTCAGATAGTACAAGCGGCGCAAGAGAGTTACTATAATGTGCCGGTAATCCATGTGACAAAACTCGACAGGGATATGGCATCGCGGCCACTGATCTCGGATGCTGACATAGCGAGTGCTCCCGCCAAGAGGCGAAAAACGTTGCGACAGCAACAGCGGCGTCGAGTTGCGGCGCGAGAAAAGTTGGGGCGCGCGAGGGAATATAACGCTTTGCGGCAGAGTCGGACGGTAGAGCAACAGCAATGGCGGGAACGGCATGGTCTTGACGCGCCGAACCCTAATGTGATGAGTCACGCGCTGAGCGGTAGTCGGGAATTACGCGACATGCTGAATACGGTGAACGTGCTCAATAATCCCGATTTTGTTAAAAAGATGCCACCGGAGACGCTTAAACGAGAGTTAAAGGACGCCGTCAAGCGTGTGAAGTCTCCTCGAGAGCGACAGCGTGACGAATTATATAAAGCGTACAAAAAGGCTAATCGTGAGAGAAATAAGAAACGTGTTAAACAGAAGAAAACTCAATTACAGTATTTGCGTTTTTTGCGCCAAGCTCAGCTTAAAGGCGCTCTAGGTAGAGATGTAGCGCACCAATTTTCACGGCTATCTGATAGGCAAGTACGATGGCTCATGAATAATACGTCGTTTGGGAAAGCTGTTCGTAATTTTATCGGCAATTCTCCCGAATATGAGTCGTGGGAGACGGTACGTAAATATGCGAAAAATAATAAATTTAAGTTTGTTTCTGAAAGCGAAAAGCAAAAAGCTAAGGCCAAAAAACAAATATTAGACTTTTTCGAGATGGCAAAAAGGCATTAAACATATGGAGCACTATTATATCATTGACGGGGATATTATAGCCGATATTAACGGTAAAACTGACACATTTGATTTGCGGAAAATAACACGCATGATGATATCAGCCACACAACCTCATATTATCTATTGTACGAGCGAAGATACCATATTATCGTGGGTTGCGTCCATGATGTCACACGGTATCACGCTGAGCAATGGGCGTAAAAATTCGTATAGTGTACTCTGTGGCACGAATCGTATTTTGTACCATGCCACCTATCGCAATAGCGAGGGCGTGCCGACGCGCATGTTTTTGTTAAGCAACCTCCTACGCACCACGTCGGCGCTCAAGCTCCAGCAGTCCTATGGTGGGGATACGCCGATTGCGGCCGGTATTCGCGCGCTTCGATCGTGCGTCGACCTCAACATATCCGGCATGACTATTGGCGGTGCTGCCATGGCCGAGTATGCGAAAAATGGTGCGCAATTCGCCAAGAATTTTCCAGCCATAGACCAAGACGCTGAAAATGATATGCGAACCGGGTATCTTGGCGGCTATATTGCGTGCAAGCCGGGGGAATATGAAAACGTAGTCGATTACGATTGCAACAGCATGTATCCGGCACAGCTCCGCAATAAGCCCCTCCCCTACGGCAAGCCGGTAGCCTATAGTGGCGCATATGTTACCGATGAAGACATGCCGCGTCATATCGACGTCATGACATTCCGGGCCGACGTGAAACGTGACGGCTACGCATTTTTGGGCGTCATGGACATGCTATCAGGCGATAGGGCAAGTAGCGTAACGTCAACACGGGGCTATATCACCATGGCACTAACCGACATCGATCAGCAATTACTCTACGATAATTATGACGTGAGTGTGTATGAAGTTGAGCACGGTTGGAAGTTCAAGGCACAACGCGATATGTTTACTGATTACATAGACCACTGGTATGCGCTTAAATCAACAAGTACAGGGGCGCAGCGTAATATCGCTAAACTCATGCTTAACTCGCTGGTAGGAAAATTCGGGACCGTGCCGCGCGATAGTCTGTTAGAGCCGCAGTGGGATAGTGAATCAGGCGAGCTATTATGGTCCATTAAGCATGAAACACCCAAAAATTCGCGCCACTATCTCCCCATTGCCATGTTTGTGAATGCGTATGCGCGGCAAACACTCATTGCGGCATGTCGCGCCAATAGAAACGTAGTATCGATTAACACGGACGGGTTCGCAGTGGTGGGCAATGAGGTGCATGGCATTGATATTAGCCCCACGCGCTTGGGACAATGGAAAATTAAAGCGCGATACAAACGATTAGTGATCCTTAACACCGGATGCTATCAAGGGGAGACACAGGACGGTCATATTAATCTTGTGTGCGCGGGAGTATCGCGCTCCGCTCCGATACCGTGGGAACAATTTAGACACGGCGGAACTTTTACCGACGATTATGGTCAAAAAATTGTGCTACACTGAAAGCGGTACAGAGCTAACACCCGTGACTGTATGTGAGAGTCGCGCGAATCGGCGATTGGGTTCGCCGCGCGGCTGAGGGCTGATAACCACTGTGCTACGCGGGATGTAGCGGCTCTCATGCCACACGGACGTCGGGAGCGAGATTGCACCCGACGTCCACTACTATATATAAGGAGCAATTATGGCCGATACCACAGATACCACTACCGAGCTGACCGACGATAAGCCGCAGGACCATGTCGACACGCCTAACGACGATATTAACCCGGAGCCGGACGAGGGCGATGATACACCCGCCGACGCCGGCGAGGATTACGGGGCGCAGATTCAGTTGTTGCGTGACGAAGTAGCGCAGGTCAAAGCCATGCTTGACGCCATGGGTATTGGCCAAGGGGAAGTCGCAGAACCGGAAGAACCCGCAGATGATAGGCCGCGCTCATATGATGACCTATTTAGCGACGACGACGAGTGATACACTAGTAGAGGATAATTACCCACAATTATAGGAGCAATCATGGCTACAAGTCAAAACGGCGAATCTGTGCGACCGCTGGTACAGGGCACCAATGCCGACATTATTAACCTTATCCGAGACGAAGCGTCGCCCGAGTTTCAGCGGCGTATTCCCGCCGCGACTAAGGCAACCATGCATGACACGTTGCAGACGCTCATGCGCTATGAGAGCGTACGAAACGAATTTTACGACGCGCTCGTGAACGAGATTGGGAACCGCTCCATTAATAAGTTGCGGTGGCAGAACCCGCTGGCTGAATTTAAGCGCGCCGCCATGCAGTACGGGTCGACGCAAGAGGAAATTGCCGTAGGCATGGTGAATGCTCACGTCTACGACCCTAATAACGAATATTTGGGTGACGATATTTACGGCACCTATAAGGCTCCTATTAAGTCCGTTTTCCACACGGTGAACCGTGAGAACTGGTATCCGATTACCATTAATGAGTCTCAGGTGCGCAAGGCGTTCGAAAATGCCGATAGCGGACTGTCGATGCTCAACGCGGAGATCATGCAGTCTCCCGTCACGTCTGACAATAACGACGAGTTTCTGTCCATGTGCAATCTGTTCTCGGAATATGCGAATATGGGTGGTTATTGGAAAGTGCACGTGCCGTCCGTGTCGCTTGACTCGGATGCGCAGGCGGCGGCACGGCAGTTGCTGAAAAACGTGCGTGCCATGATTTACAAGCTGCCTATCAAGCCATGGACCGAGTATAATGCGGCACACATGCCCGCGGTGGTGTCTCGAGATGATTTGATTCTGTTCACTACGCCTGAGGTTCACGCGGCCATGGATGTGGACGCATTGGCCGCGGCGTTCGGCGTGGACTATATGGCCGCTAACGCCCGTATTTTTGATATTCCGTACGAAATGTTCGGACTGGAAAAAGCGCAGGCCGTGCTCACCACGAAGCAATTCTTCTACGTTTGGGATTACCAGTACTTGACCACTACGAGCGGAATGAACCCGATCAGCCAAAACACGAATTACTTCTTGCATCATAAGGAAGCTATCTCGTTGTCGCCGTTTGCTCCGGCCGTACTGTTTTGGGAGGGCGACGGCTCGATGGAAATCATTAAGGCATTGGGCGATATTACTATTGACAAGCCGACTTTGCAGGTGGCGTTGCAAAAGTACGGCAATCCGTCCGTACAGCCGACCGACGTGAAGCGTGGCGGCGTAGTGCAGGTCGTGGCTAATGCCACGTCGGCTAACTTCCCGAACCTTAACAACATTGGCGTGTCGTATAAGATTGTCGAAAACGACGCGAGCGTTGCGGGGGCCAAGCTCCCCACTGATACCCAGTTTACGACCGTTACTAATACGGGCGTGCTGCGCGTCGGCCTTGGGGAGACAGCCAGCACGGTTACCGTCGAAGCTACCGTGTCGTATATCGACCCGGCGACGCCCGAAGTGGTCAAGAAGATCGCTGGTCGGCTCGCCGTGCCCGTGAGTGGTGACGGACTGCTCGGATTGCAGTCCGGGTTCGTGACGGCTCTCACGGTAGCGGCTCCGGCAACGTTGGACGTGGGCGAGGTCGGTGGTCATGCTATCGCTATGGCTACGCTCACTGATGGTCGGACGGCTGACGTGTCCGCGCTGGTCACATGGTCGGTGGATAAGCCGGCCGTGGCTACTGTGGCTGTTGATGGCTCCATGACCGGCCTTACGGCGGGTGATGTCGTGGTATCCGCTACGCTGTTTGCTGTGACCGCTCAGGCGTCGAAGACTACTGTCGCGTAACACCACGTGGTATAATAGGACTCATTACATAGTGTAATGGGTCCTATTTTTATGACAGGGGTAAGAGCATGGCTGAGCAGGATAACGGGCTATCATGGGCGTATTTCCCGCCGAACACATCGTTTAAATTGTGTAGTGTCCCGTGGGATATGTCCTATAGGGATATTGTAAAATTTGGTGACCATAAGGCGCAGGATGATTATTTTAATGCGCTTCCCGGCGTTACGGTAACCAATACGTCCGGGCATCGATTTAATCAGCCGGTCAAGCTCAATATTCCGTTTAATAAAGCGAATCAATATAATTACATTATTGTTAAAAACGATTATCCGCAAGTAGAGCAACCTCGATATTGGTATTATTTTATACAAAATATCACTATGGTTAATTTGTACGTTTCGCAGTTTAACATCATGCTGGATGTAGTGCAATCATTCCAGTTCGACGTAACTCTAGGCAATTGTTATGTCGAGCGCGGCCATATTGGTATTGCCAACGAAAACGCAATGAATGAAAACGGTCGAATTTATCTCGACATTCCTGAGGGGCTTGATACGGGTGCAGAAAGTCAAATAACCTCTCAGAGTGTTACGCCGTTTATTGCTAACGGAGAAGATTTAATCCACTCCGATGCCGCTGTTATGGTCTTTTCTACGGTAAAACTTTACGAAGATCCGGGGACGGTAGATAATCCGCATATTCAGGTCGCAGGGGGGACTATATCAAATAACATACCCAACGGCATTGATACCTACTATTTCCCCACGGTACATGCGTTTTATACTTTTATGGTAAACGGGTCTGATTTCCCGTGGGTTATGCAAAATATTCAGAAATGTATCATAGTGCCCCAATTTTTAAAAGAGGGTAACGGGGTGTCTAAGGTTGTGCCATTCGGTAAAGATTATCTTAAGTCTGTAGAAATGTATTATGCTTCACAAACGTGGCTTAATGTAAATAAAATTATTATAGAAGATGATAATTTTAGAGATAGATTTATTGTACCTGACAGGTATAAGAATTTAAAAAAATTCAGACTATTTCCGTACGCTTGGGTCGAATTAACTCTCATGAATGGCAATAGTTTAATATTAAAACCACAAAATATTAATAGTAGTGATATGAAGATATGGGAGGATGCATATTTTGGCCCTCCAACTCCTCGAGCAGCGTTTCACGTGATAGGGGAAAATGCTGGAGACGGCACCGATAGTAACGGACTTGATGAGCAGATGAATTCCACGGTCGGCGTCATTGATTACCCGTCGCTCGCTGTGGTCAATAATGCCGGGCAAATGTATCTCGCGTCCAACGCCCATAGCATCGACTATCAGCGACAGACAGCCAACTGGAGCCAGCAAAAGACCTCCATGGGCATTAATAACGCATACGCGCAGGCACAGTTGTCGGCAGGGTATGCGGAACAGCAGACCGGCTTGGGCAATCGTAATCGTAGCGCCATGGCGGGGATCAGCAATCAGTCCGCGACACGCTCGACGGATATCGCGCAGAATCAAGCGAACTTTGACTACGGTATGCAACAGCTCAACACGATTGGCGGCGGTGTGGCCAACGTTATCGGCAATGCGGCTACGGGTGATATTGGCGGGGCTATCGGTGCCGCCGTAGGCGCTGGCATTGGCGCGTATGCTAATAATGCGTCGTACAATCAGAGCAACCAAACGCGCGCCGCACAGCTCGGCAACACTGTTGATACGACGAACGCGCAAACGTCGCAATCGAACAGTTATGCGAGTCAGCAAACAGGATTAAGCAATCAACAATCGCTCCAATTTGCGGATATGAATCGGAGCATGGCGACAGCCGTAGCGTCCGGCGACTACGCTAATGCGATTGCGGGCATTAATGCCAAAGTACAGGATACGGCATTGATGTCGCCTAGTGTTGCCGGGCAGATGGGGGGCGACGTGCTGTTGTATGCGTCGAATCGGTGGCGTATTTGGCTCCGATATCGTCAAATTATGCCAGCCGCCATGCGCGATATTGGCGAGTATTGGCTACGGTACGGCTATTATGTGCAACGCTTTTTAAAGCCTCCAACCTCATGGCAGACTATGGAGCGTTTTACGTTTTGGAAAATGCATGAGCTGTATATTAGGTCAAGCACGTGCCCCGAGGAATTTAAGCTAGCTATTAAGGGCATTTTTGAGAAAGGCGTGACCGTGTGGAATAGTCCTGATGATATCGGCGTTATTGATTACGCTGACAATGATCCGTTGCCGGGGGTACAGTATTAATATGGCTAGCACAAACACTAAGCGCACGATACGCAACGCTAATCCCGCGTATCAGCAAGCCGTGGCGGCATTCCGACCCACGGCCGGATTAAGCGACGGGGCGGTGCTCATGCAGTCGGCGCGTATCGACATGTACGCCAAGCTACTCAAATCGCTGGCCGTGTCCCGGTTTACGTGGCGCGGGTTGCCTAACGGCATTGACTCAAGATATCTTGAGTTGATGCTATTAGAGCAGGGCATGGTGCTTTTTTTCCCTGATATTCGTAAGAATATGCACCGGTTTATGGTCACGTCGGCATCATATCAGGGTAACGTTAATCCGTATTTTAACGCGACAGAGTTCACGCCCGTGGCTAATAATTATAGCTATAAAACATTGACGTCTAAAGAATGCGTGCCGATTTGGGATAATCTTATCAGGCAACCTTTTAACGATATTATTACCTTATATGCGCAGCGGTTAGCCATGGTCGATAGGGCGCTGGACGTGAATTTGGACAACATGAGCATCCCGCTTATCGTCACCGTGGAGGATGAGAACCAACGGCTGACGCTCGAGAACATGATCAAGCAAAAGCAGGATGGTGTCCCCGCAATACTCGTATACGGTGACGGCTTGGGGTCGCAATTCCAGTCATTCCCCAACACTACCCCCTATTTGTCTGACAAATTGCTTTCAGATAAAGCGCAGATTTGGAATGAGTGCATGAGTTTCATGGGCATCCAAAACAGTAATACGGAGAAGAAAGAGCGACTACTGACCGGGGAGGTCGCGGCCGGTTCGGAAAAAACCAACATTTTTAGATTGAGTTTTTTGAAAGCCCGTCAACAGGCGTGCGACACGATTAAACTGTTGTGGCCTGCTTTGCATGATATTGGCGTGGACTGGTCTGACACGACGAGCGGCGGCATTTTGAGTACAGATAAGGATGATAATGATGAATGATAGCGGAGCGTATAGCGACCTTGCTATGCCCGAATTCCATGCGGACTATACGACGCAATTAGGGCATCTTATCGCCCTCGGTTACGATAATGATGCATCATTGCATCTAGACAAGTATCCTATTTTTGACGAAGCGTACCGGAATAGGCTTAACCGTAAAATTATTGAGCACTATATTTTCAGGGAAATAGGCGTAGAAACACCGCAAATGTTTACGTTTAATTTGGGTCGTAAAATGAATGAAATTATGCCCTATTATAATCAGTTGTATGTGTCCACGCAAACCAAGTTCGACCCGTTGCTTACCCAAGATTTGTATAGTGATTCGAACCAAACGCAAACGTCTGAATCCAGTGCCAAGAGCAGCGCAGAGCAGACTGGTAAAAACGATACGACGAGCGACACGACCACTAAAACTCATTCAAGCGCCACAACAGTGCACAGCGAGTTCCCGCAAACGAGGCTAGCGGACTTTTTGCAGTATGCGACTAATGCCGACCAAACCAACTCGGACACCGACTCTAATACGAGCGGTTCGCAGTCCGCGACCAGTACAAGCAGTGGCAGCAATACCACTGATTTTACCCATCAGTCGGACTCGGGTAATGGTACCGTCCATAGTCACGGGTATGCGGGTATGAGTGGCGCGCAGCTTATCACCGCATGGAGGTCAGCAATGCTTAACGTCGACATGATGATCATAGAGGAGCTGGCCCCGCTGTTTATGCGGATAGTGGGCACGCCGTCGCGCATGACATGGCCGCGATATGGTGGACCGGCCGTGTATACTGGAGTAAGATTCTAAGCTCGAAAGGATTATACATATGCTACCGAGTGAAACATTATGGCCCACGACACGGCCCCCGGCATTTGAGCGAGTAGGCTCAACACAGCCATTCAACTACCGTGACACGCTCACATTGCTCGATTACGTGAATCAGGTTGTGGAACACATTCAGTCGGTGCAGTCGGACGTCGATGGTGATATGACCATTATTGACGGTGATGTGCAAACCATGCAGGATACCCTAGCGGGGATGCTGCTCGATATGGCTAACCTCCGTGATGAGCTTATCGGCATGATTAAGCAGGCGGCGGCTAGCGATAATATTATGGTGTGGTCAGTGTACGGCCAGCAGGTAGCGCTCCAGCGGGCGCTTGACGATATGTATGACGCCGACCGTACTCACGGGCTGTTTGTATCCGATTTTGATAATCTCGCATTGTCCCCCGAGCAGTTCGACGCGCTCAATGTCAGCCCGCGCATTTTTGATTTGCATAGTACGAATAAGGTTAATACTGTTTCGGGTGATATTACTCGTGACGATATCCTATGGTTTAAGGACTAATATCATGCCCAGTATGCAACACACGCCTAATTACGGCCTTACTCAATATGGTTCGTATGGTGACAAACTGTCGTTTATTGACGACTATAATCACGATATGAAGATTATCGATTTGAAAATGAAAGCACTTGAAGACAAAATAATGCGGCTCGAATCCGCACAACACTAAGGACAACTATCATGCCTAGCGCTAATAAAACACCGAATTATAATCTCACTCAATACAGCAACAACGGTAGCGATAAAGTCTCTGCGCTTCAAGATTATAACGCGGACATGTCGAAGATTGACACCGCTCTGAATGATAACGCGAACAACATTATCACGAAAGCCGACGCTGCGGACGTGACGGCTAAACTCGCCACGAAAGCCGACGCTGCGGACGTGACGGCTAAACTCGCCACGAAAGCCGATACTGCTACCACATACACCAAGACCGATGTCGACACTAAGCTCGGAACTAAAGTTGACGCGGATGTTGCGGTGGGGATGTACAATGCAGTGATTTTAGGCATTGATAATTCAGGACAGCGCGACGTAAGTGACGATATTCAAAATTTGCTGAATAATTGCAAATTTGGAATATACTTCCCTAGCGGAAAATATTTAATCAGCAAGAGCCTGAAGATAAAAACAAACGGGGAATATCCGTTTAATGTAAGATGCGACCCGGGCGCAACTTTTATTACAGCAGAATCAACACTTATTGATTCATTTTTTGAGCTGAGCAATATCGCCCCCTCTACGCCATCTTATCAGTACGATACATCGTGTGTTTTTGATGGCGGGGTGTTTTTGGGAAACTCACGTGTGAATACTGCGATAAAAGTTACCGCAATACACGCATGTATAAAGAATTGCAAGATATACGACACCGTTAACTCCGGTATTGAGGCGAACTTCATATCAGAAATTCACGATAATTATGTATGGCAGAAAAATACTAATTCTATCGGTATTGATAGCAATTATGATTGCGACGTGTATTCAAATAAAATATTCTATGCCAATATTGGAATTATCTCAGGGAATAACAGTAGAGTACATGGTAATAACATTTGGTCAGGAATGTCTAGTCTTAAAAACACTGGGATTAAAGTGCACAATAGAGACTCTAGTCAAGTGCAAAACGTTATGATATATGATAATTATTTAGACACACTCAATACTGCCGTAGACGCTACTGAAGTATATCAATTTATTTCCATAAAAAATAATCTATTTTTCTATTCCGGAACGGAGGGGTATAATAATTTAGATTATATTGGAGTAAAGAAAGATTCTAATGCTCACGTATCGTCTATAGGAAATCAGTTTGTCAGTGGGTCTGCCCATTTGGTGTACGGAATTGTCTCGAATACGAATTATGACGTATCCACCGCAATCAACAATGCGGGCAAAGATGAATACGACACGCACAGAGGGAAATTCAGTCCATTATCTGAAAATAATATAAAAGACTTTTATTCCGCAAAAAACAAGATGATACAGATGCCTTTGCAGAAAGATTCATCGTATTGTATTGGCTTTGTTCTCAGCACTCAAGACACTGTCTCTCTATATGAGCTTTCCGATGGGAATGGTGTTACAGTGACAATAAAAGTCAATTCGGTGAAGGCCGGAATTTTGAACGGTGCATTATTGGTGGCACCGTGGAAAAATTTGAGGATAGATCCGACTAATTACGTTCAGCAAAAATTCTCGAATAGTAAATACATCCCGATTTTGATCGACTCTGACGTAGATGCGGCCACCACCTCAGGGAGTCTATATCTCCATAAGATATCAGGCCCCGGAATCATGTCAAATACTTTTGAAAAAGTTTTTAACAAACAGGATTATATGTGAGGAGTAAAAACATCTATCGACACCACACTATAAGCATTGTAAAATAAGGCAATCATGAGTAATCAATCCCTCTATGCCATGTACGTGATCGGGGCCGTCGAATCCAACCATAATTGGACGGCTATCAACCCCAGCGACCCGATTACGCTCGGCATGATGCAATGGTACGGTAATCGCGCCAAGACGCTTATCCTACGCGGTAAGGATAGCGACTCGGCGGGGTACGCTCAATATTTTGCTAGCACGGCCGCCGCACAAGCGGCTGAAGCTGATCAGGATATGAGCTACTATTATGTGACGCAAGCCGACGCAACCGCATGGCACGCATGGGCGGCCACTGACCCTAATCATGTGGTGCAGCAAGCCCAGTGGGGGGATGATTTTACCGCCTACCAGCAGGTTTGCGACTCGCATGGGTTCCCAGCCGCGAATATCCGCGAGCGCATATTTTTTATGACCATGTACCACCAGTCTCCCGTGTCCGCGTTTCGCGTGCTCGGGTCGACCAGTGGCACTGCCAGTCTTGACTTGCTGCACTCTACGGCGCTTAATGATGGTGTGCTCGGACAGTATCGTAACCGGTACGACACGGCATACGCCATGCTCAACAGCTGGGACGGGCAGAGCGCACCGCCCGATTTTGGGCAGGTGGGTGATGCTCCCACGCCCGGAGGTGACCCGGGCGGTAGTGGTGTCATTACCCCGACGCCCGCGCAACAACGGTATATCTCACTGGTAGGCGACGTGCTTGTGCTCCATGATAATGGTAAAACCTCCCAATTTTATCAGACGGCGCAACAGGTGTGGACGAATAGCGGTACGGCGGGCACGCCTATTAGCGGCGGGCAGACGGACAGCGGTAGCGATACCAGTTCAGACGCTGGGGCCAAGGTTGTCGCATGGGTGGCGGCGCGTGTCGGCAAATACGCGTACTCGCAAGGGCCGGGCCGTCTCGATCCGGAGGCGTCCGGCTATACGGATTGCTCCGCATTGTGGTGGCGAGCCTATCAGGATGTGACCGGCATCAATGTCGGACGGTGGACCGGCGAACAGGCTGGATTAGGCACGCGCATCGCAGTCAGTGGCACCGATACGCCCGCCAGTGCGGTAGCTAAAAGCAAGCCGGGCGACCTCTTGCTACTCACATGGTCCGGCCATAATCCTAACTACGACCATGTGGAGGGCATGACGGGCACCGGCGCAGACCAAACGCTCTCCCATGGCGGTCCGGGGAATGGTCCGAACTATTTTCAAGCCACGACAGAAATGGGCATGGCGAGCGAATGGGAACTACGACGCTATGTGTAGCGTGCTATACTAGTACCATGACCGCACCTCTAGCATCTCACGTCCTTGACGATGGGGACTATTACGACTTCCATGACGTGCTCACCTATAATGCGCCATGGACGTTCATTATCGGCGCTCGAGGTCTTGGTAAAACGTATGGCGCTAAAAAATTCTGCATCCGTGATTTTATTAAAAACGGGGCGCAGTTTATTTATCTCAGGCGCACCGATGTAGAGCAAAAAAGCAAGGGGACGTTTTTTGCCGACGTTGGCGAAGCGTTCCCGGATTATGAATTTAGGGTAAATGGCGCTCAAGCCGAATGCCATTACATGAAAGACGATTCTAAAACATGGCATATTATGGGGTACTTTATCGCACTATCTCAAGCGGGTGGCAAAAAGTCCATACCATACCCCGATGTGCGTAATATTATTTACGACGAAGTATTCCCCGACAATCAGCAATTCTTGAGCAATGAGGTCACCGCACTCGAAGAATTTTACAACACTGTCGATAGGTGGAAAGATAAGGTACGCCTATTTTTCCTCTCTAACGCCGTTATTAAAGCTAACCCATATTTTGCCAAATTCCACATATCACTGGACGCACAACAGCATGATAGGCAGGAAATAAAAGCGTACGGCGGCGGGTTCATCGTCATACAATTAGCTGACTATGGCGGGTTCAGTGCCAAAGTTGAACGCTCACGTTTCGGCAAATTCCTACGACAATACGACTCCGATTATGCCGACTATGCGATCAATAATAAGTTCCGGGACGATAGCAGGACGCTTATCATGCCATTAGACTCGGACGAAGACGGCTACTCGTATACGCTCGACACGGAGGATTACGGAAAGTTCGGCGTATGGTACCACCTTGACGAGGACTATCAGGGTTTCTTAATATCGCGTAGAATCAAGCGCGGCACGCAAACGGAATACACTCTCGATTATAGACATGTATCGGAAACCATGATATATATTAAGCGTGGCGACCCCGTAGCCCAAAGGCTTGCTAATGACTATCGTCGTGGTAAAATTCGATTCGATGACACGCAAATTAAAGCAGATTTTAGCATGGTCATAGGCTCCATGCTAGGAAAATAGGAGGAATGATGGACAACGCAACAGACTGGTGGCTTATCGCCACCGGCGTACTTATTATTGGCGATTACGTGTCAGGCATGGCAAAAGCCATCGTACAACGCAACATCTCATCCCGTATCATGCGCGACGGACTATGGCACAAATTCGCATACATCATGGTAGTAGGATTAGCCGCATTCTTGCAGATCGCATCACAACACATTAACCTAGGGTACGACGTGCCGCTTATCCCACTCGTATGCGGGTTCATTGTACTCATTGAGGTAAGTTCTATTATTGAAAATTTGGCAGAAGTTAACCCCGAAATCAAGGGCAGTAAACTACTCGAATTTTTTAAAGTAACTAACGATAAGGAAAATAATCATGCCTGACATTAACGCTTTTATTAATCGTATGCGCTACTGGTGCGCAACCGCTAACCTCGGCTACTCGCAAGCCGACCGATGGAACATTAGGGACGGCGGCGACTGCGATTGCAGTTCACTCGTGATCTACGCATTACGTGAGGCCGGTTTCGACACCGGATCAGCAAGCTACACTGGTAACATGCTCCCCAACCTGACAGCCCACGGATGGCAGCGCGTCCCCAATAACGGCAACCCGCAGCCGGGCGACATTCTGCTCAACATTGCAGACCATGTAGCCGTATACCTCGGCAACGGACAACTCGCACAGGCGAGCTATTCCGAAAACCGTAGCGCCAACGGTAGGCCGGGAGACCAGACAGGACATGAAACCAACGTCGGTCCCTACTATAATTATCCATGGGACTGCTATTTGCGATACGTTGGCGCACAAAACAGCCCAGCCGTACCCGCTGGCACTAATCTCGCTGTAGACGGCTCATGGGGTCCCGCTACCACGCGCCGATTGCAGCAGATTCTCGGAACTACCGCAGACGGTGTTATCTCCGGCCAAATTCGATGCCCGGCAAACGAGCATATCGCCTCCATTCAATTCGGATCAGGTGGCAGTGATATGGTAGCCGCCATGTCACACGCCATGGGCATCACCGACATGCCGCGCAACATCGGCCCCGGGTTCGTGTCAGCATTACAGCGTAGACTAGGCACTACGGTAGATGGCGTGATTAGTCCCACGTCCGACGCGGTACGCGCACTACAACAGCGCCTCAATCTCGGAAGATGGTAAAACAGGAGAAAAATATGGTAGAAGACCGCCCCGATGCTCAAGACATGTCAGAATACAATAGCGAAACAGAACGACGCATTACACACGAACGGCGCTCGCACCACATCATCACACATTGGATAGCGTGCATCATTCGCAGAATCTTCTACTAAACACAAAGCCCCACGGAAAACCATGGGGCTTACTTATTGGCGTAGAATCTCAGATTACAACTTGGTATATTACCGCACAATCGTGTTCATAATTACTATACTCCTCAACAAGCGTATCCATAGGCAAATACTTCAAATCAGCACGCTCCCCAACAATATGCTTATTCAACAAATCATCATAAGTCGCACGAATCATCTCACGACGAGCCTCATTAGCAGTAATAGACTCACGATGATAACTGCCGTTGTAAAGTACGTCCGCGTTCACCCACTCATCACGGACCGCACGAAAGCGAAACACCAAAACATACCCCACACGCTCATTATTAAAATTGCGCGTACGAACACCATAAGTATTATAGAAACCATAAAAATTAGCCATCATAATCACCTCACCATATGCTTATAAATCAACATTCGCATCCTCAGGGTTCGCGCCCCTCAGACATACGCCACTAAGATCAACACCACTGAGATCGGCGCGCCGGAGGTCAGCACCACTAAGATCAGCACCACCGAGCCTAGCGTAACTAAAGTCCGCGACCCAAAGATCAGTGTTCCTAAGGTTCGCGCCCCTGAGATCAGCGCCCCCGAAGCGCGCACCCCTAAGAGAAGCATCCTCGAGTCTAGCATCCCTGAGATCAGCACCCCTGAGATAAGCACCCCAGAGATTAGCGCCCCAGAGATTAGCGCCCCCGAGATTCGCGCCCCCCGAGATACGCGCTCTGGAGATTCGCGCCTCTAAGGTCATCGCGATGCCTCTCAGCTATCCCCATGACGCTCTCGCCTATACCAATCTCACTACCATCACGCCTAAATAATCTCACGATCGTTACGTCATCTATTGGCATAAATTCCTTAGCCATCATAATCACCTCACCATCACCAACCATTGCACCTTGCAACTGATATAACTATACCACACCACAACACAAAACACAAAAACACAACACCCCACGGCGTGTCGAAAACACAAAACAAAACAACACAAAAAAAACAAACAAAAACGGAACGCGAA